GGTTCATCTTTCTTAGGTGATTTAGCCATTAGTTTTCTCTCTGTACGCCTTTAACCTTTTCTACGCTACGCATTGCCCCAAGTCCAAGCATACCCATTAGAACGGGCATCATTTCGCCTGTTGGGATTAGTGGAACGGTAACGTCTGATCCTGCTAACTCTAGGATCATATTGGTAATAGGTATTGTAATAAAGTTTCCTGCCATGCCTAAGACACATACCCAACCGATAGCGGGACGCCATCCTGCCACGAATAAACTCTTATGTGCCGCTTCAACTTTATTTACTTCTAGTTGACCCATGACACTTTCATGCGCTTGTTTTTCTGCTAGGGTAGCAATTTCATGCGCCAAAGCATTCTTTTGGTCTTTATCTTCAATAAATTTATCTAAAAGCCCCGCGACAGGTTGCGCGAGTGTAGCCAGTAAACTCATATGACACCTTTCTCTAATAGAAATAATCCAATAATCAGCGGGTATATACCCCATAGCATAATTTCGGTTTTCTTGAAACGCTCACTGCCTTGATCCAGACGCTTCTCTATGCCTTGGCATCGTTCATCAATTACTTGCATTCTTACAGCACATTCACGCTCATGCGCCTCTAGTTTTAAAAGGGCTTCCTTAACTGTTGCCATCTGACGCTCCTAGAATAAGTGAAAATACTTTGTATATAGCAAAACCTAATACAAGTATCCCTGATATTTGCACTGTATTCCAGAACAACGCTTTGCGCTTGCGCTCCTGTAGGTAAATTGTTTTCTCTCTTTGCGCCTGTACAGACCGCCTTAACTCCACAAGTTCTTGGTAGCCGTTCTCTCCAAACTGGAACATAAGCAACTCCCTCAATTCACGTTCCATTTGCTGAGTTTTCTTTTGGCGGGCGTATATCTCCATCGCTTCTTCATTAACCGATTTACTGGCAATGATCTTTTTAAATAGCGGTGGATTTTCTGCCTGACGCTTGTGTTCGGCTAGATCAGAAACAGCACCATAGAATCTGCCCACTTGTGTAAGCGTATCTTCTATTTCTCGCCCTGCGGCCACCATTCTTTTAACTGTACCAAAAGCGTTTGCGGCAACTGATAATGCTGTTACTGGATCAATCATTTTTCACCTATTAACCTTGACTCATCATCTCTTGCATTTCAACAACGATATCAACTTGTGCCTGTAGATGCGCCTGAATGTCATCTTCTGCTATGTCAGTAAGCGGCACTTCAAAATTAATATCATCTGAAGTAAACACCGCCATTGTCACGCCTTCATCTTCTTTAGTCGTGTATGTAATCATGTAAAGACCACCGATTTAGTTGCTCCGACAGTTGTCCCAAACCCGTTAGTAGTTGGGGATGTCCAAAGCCATTGAGTTTGACTTGAATTTTGAGTAAATGAGGCTGATGTTCTACTAAAATTTGTTCCATTAACAGACATTGTAGTGAAGCCGCTATTTCCTGCATTTCCTTGGTTTATTGTGAGAACTGTCCTTCCGCCGCCAGTAGTCGTCCAGTATAGATTTTTGTAAGTGTTACCACTTTTAAAATTACATGTACCGTCAGAAATACTACCTCTAACTCCATTAAAATAATAACCATAGATACTTGTGGTCTGACCATAAAAAGTAACCTGATACAAACCAACAGTTACCGTCTGCGTGTCCAGTGCATTGCTTTTACCTCGCAGATGGCTCATGGAAATACTGACGCTTCCAGTTCTCTGAGCAAGTGACCTGACGTTACTATCGTTAAGGCTTATTGTACTTGTGAAGTTAGGCGCACCATCATTAAGTTCTTTCGCCACGCTTCGCCCTGCGACATTACCGCCTAAAGAAATGTAGCCTGATGTTAATAGAGCCATTACTTAAACTCAGGAAAATAGTATTGGTTTAAGGGACTGTACCAACTCAGGCATTTCGGAAACGTCAGTATCAGCTACAACTAGCAGTTGTGTGCCGTCAGACATATCTACTTGCATGGATGCGTTAGCTTCTGTTGGCTCAGTTCTATCAGGATGCCACGTTATATTGATTACATTAGCCATTCTCTTTTAGCTCCTTAACTTCAGCCTGTAAGTCTTTAACTTGTTGTGATAACTCCTTTACCGACTCAACTAACAAGGCTGTTATGTTTGCGTACTTAACACCATACTGATCTACATCTTCAGCGTAGGTGACTGCTTCGGGTATAACTTCATTAACTTCTTGAGCGATAAAACCCACTTCTTTTGTTTTATCTGGATCATCTATCTTGTTGTAGTAAACGCCTCGCATTGACTTCACTTTTTCTAGTGCAGAATCAATGGTTACAACATTCTCTTTAATTCGCGCATCAGAGTAAGCAGTAATATTGCCAGTAGCATACAAGTCTCCATGAACGTATGCTTCATACGTACTTGATGTGCCAGAGCTTCCGATAGCAAGACAGTTGTTGCCTACATGATGATATATGTGCCAACGGCCATTAGCTTGACGGTACAGGCCACCGTTGCCTGAACTGTCATACATGATTGCAACATCGCCACCGCTATCAAACAGTATTCCGTCATACCCGCCTCTAGAGCCTGCTGACCTCCATGTCCCGTAGGTTGTTGTCGTGTTTGGTTGAAAGTGTGCGCCATTGGTAGTGCTTGAAAAAAGCCCTGCACCGCCAATGTTTATCCAAGAGTTATGATAAAAATAATTGTTGCTATGGCTTCTTAGTATTTGGTTCGCGCCAGTAGAACCGCTACTGCTTTTTGGTTGTAAACCGTCTAACAAGTCAGCATCTAAACCAGATCCAGATCCGTCAGTTTCGCTTGTCCAGATTTCTCTCCAAGCAGGGCTGTAGCTAGAGCCTTGATCGTTGTATACACAAATCGTAGAACCGCCTGTTCCTGTTGTCGGTCTTGTTATGCGTATGTGCTTGTAAGTGCCGCCCCATGCCTCAACAAGACACCCTGCAAGTTCAATAGTGCCGATTGTTGAGTGACCTGTTACGAGATTACTATTACTTGCATAACTCCAAGAACATTTCAGTGTCACATAATTATTGTTAAATGCACCGTAATCATTTTGAAGTTCCGAAATAAGATTTGCGGTAGTAGTCGACGTGTTTAACACTGCATTGTTGTAAAACCTACCGAAACTAGAGGCATGAAGCCCGTCAACAGTATCTGCATCTAAACCAGAGCCTGAGCCATCGTTTCCTGCGTGCCACAGCTTATTTGTATTCCATCGCAACTCGCCACCAGACGTTGTTTCCAAAGGCCAGTTATTCCCTGCAACTGCACTTGTGCCTTCATGCAGATAAATTGTACCAGTACGTTGGAAGCCATTAACTTGGAGCGCGGCACTTGAACTCGTTATCTCGCTACCGCCTAAATACACAGTGCCATTTGATTTAACTTGAAAACCATTTGCACCTGATGTATTTCTTACAACAATAGCGTTGTCTCCGTTCGTATCAATTACTAGTCCGTAATCAGCACCACTAGCTTTTGCAACTTTGATACCCCAATCAGAGGCATCATTATTGACGTAAACACCTGCATCATTAGTGCTGTTGCCTGTGTACGAGACTGTAAGATTTCCAGAGAGAGTGCCGCCAGTAAGGTTTAGCTTTGCGTTAGTATCTGTCAGGCTAAACTCTGTACCTGTTAGGGTGATACCAGTTCCTGCTGTATAGGTTGTACCGGAGCCTGTAATTGTAAAGTTAGGATATGTACCGGATACAGTGGTAGTTCCTGCGCCCGTTAATGATACGGTCTGGTCAGGTGCGCTGTTGGATATAACGCCACTGCCAGAAATACCGATACCAGTTCCTGCGCTGATTTCGCCCAGTACAGAAGTAGTAAAGTCAGTGCTGACTGCTTGGTTTGATCCGTTGCCTAAAAAGAATTGCCCGTCATTAAGATTAGGTACAGCATTGGTTCGACCCGCACCCATAACCTTTATGCTACCCGCTGAAGCGTGAGAGCGCGTAACCTTACCGATCTTTTGGATTTGTGACGATTCGCCAGTAGGCGCAGTTGTGGTCAGTGTTCCGGTATCGCTGATAAATAGTTCATCGCCTTCGCTAAATGACGATGTATCTAGCCCCTGCAATGTTCCAAATGTAACGACAGAGCAATCCGCATTAGCCGACACAGTAGCATCAACAATACCAAAGCAAGGCATTTTATTTGCATCGTTGGCATCGGCCTTACTGACTACGGTTTTATTGCCGCTGATACCTGAGATATATACTGGATCGCCTTTAGTTAATGCCTCGCCCGCCTGACCCTTAAACAGAATCGCGCCAGTAAGATCACCATTAAATCCAGTAGCCTCTACTTCACCTGTGAAGGTAGCACCGGTTAATTCAGCATAACCCGCAAGATCAGCAGACTCTAGCTTGTCCGTATTCAGGTTGGTGAAGTTAGCATCAACCTCATTATTTGTCAGGGGCGATCCTTTGCCCGATCTTGTAGTAATCGTAGACATTGGTAGCCCCTTCTAAATTAGGATGCAGTTAAAGTAATAGTCCAAGTCACTGACATAGTGTCATCAGCTTCCTTGTTCACCACTGAGAACACTGTTCGGCAAAGCATATCGCCACTAGATGCGGCATTAAAGATACCCGCTTCTGTAACCGCACCAGTGCCTTCTCCCGCCTCAAAAGACGAAACATAGGTAATGGTGTTGCTTGATGCAGTTGAGCTGTCTAATGCCTCTCTAGAGCCTAGAATAGATACTAGATCAGTCTGCCCTGCGGCGGCGGCAGTAGTGCCTGAACCCAATGCCATATGCGACATTACGTTAGCAGATGCACCCGCCATGCGTGAACAGATAAATGTCAGCCCTGCCGACACAATCAGATTGTTGATTTCGCGCTTCTCTTTTACGTTACCATTTTTGTCTTTCAAGACAAGGGCAACATCACCGCGCAGTTTTAAGTTTTCGTTTAACATTTTGCACCTCTAAAAAGTTCGGCTATAGCCGACATAATCTTCTAAAAAATAACTAAACTCCGCATAACCTTGGCCGCGCAGAGAACCAGAATCAGTTGACCCGATTGTATCACTATTTGCCTTGCCTTGTGTACTCACAAGATTGTCTGACAATACCGCCAGATCAGTACGCACTTTTACAAATGACATTTCCTGATCGTCTTGCGCTGTCGCTTCACCATCCAAGTCATCCGTAGCAAATAACCCTTCAGTAATGAATTTATGGAAATCCATGTTGTGATCGTCTGACCACGTTGCAGAATCGCTTAAAACCTTCTGCCGTAAAATATCTATACTTTCAGATACCCCTGCGGCATCCGTTAATCCTTTAGATACTGCAATATCTATTTCATCGCCTATTTCTGCGCTGTCAGCTTTTACCTTTGCGTAAGCTAAACTGATTTGCTCTGATAGGTCAGCTTGGTCTGATTTGGTCAGGTTAACAATGAAGGTAGCAACATCAGATACAGAAGGCGATTCCGTAAATGCCCTTTGAAACAACCTAGCTATCACTACAGAATCTGTAAACCCTGCACTATCACTAAATGCCTTTGCTATACCCTTGCTTTCACTATCTGTAACTATGGCCTGTTCAGCTAGTGACTTTAATGCCTGTAATGCAAGCGCATCTGTAATCTGCGGTAGTTCACTAAACCCTTTGCCAACTGCATTAGTTTGCGTATCGATAAGCGATATAGCTTCTTGACTGTTTTTTCCGTACGCTTTTACGTTCGCTTCAGCAACTGCCGCGCTATCTTGTTTCGGCTTGTTTACATTCTTTGGTGTTTGTTCACTTAATGAAACATTTTCTAAATTTGTTTTGCCGATGGCGTGAGTCGAATCATCCGATATAGTTGCGCTGTCTTGCAGTGCCTTGCCAATAACCTTTGCAAGAGCATCAGCGACACCTGTTGCATCAGCAAACTCTTTAGAAAGTATCCTGATAGAAATAAATATAGCTTCAAATACAGCGCGATTGTGACTTATCTCTGCCTTGGCTCTGCGCTCTTTAATATCAGCTATAGCATTATTAAACTCGATCTCAGCCTTTGCCCTTCTTTCGGCAACCTTCGCTAAAGCCCTGTTTAAAAACGCAGATAATTTAATCATGCAAAATCAGCGCGAACGTAAAATTCTAAAGTTTCGAATACAGTTTCCACAGTGTTATCACTGAAGGTGATTTCTATTTCGCCTTCGTAGTAACCTTCTGTTAAATCTAACTGCCCTGCCTCAAACTGGAATATCGCTATCCCATTCTGTAGGTTAGTGCCTGAGTTTCCTGCCGTAACAGTAAAAAGGGTAGTCGTTGATCCTTTCTGCCGCACCTTCAGGCGCACAGTACCGTTCTCGCAGTTAATGGCACTGCCATCATTCGCCCTAGTTAGGGTTGCTTGTATTGATACACCTGTATCATCTTTCACTAATTGATAAATCATTTTTTACTCCGGCTTAGTCGGCCATATTATATCACTGAGATCGGTTGCATCCGAATTATTAGCAGGTACGTTCCGCAATGCTTGCCGGTAGGTTGCCCACTCTGCTTTTTTAGAATCTGTTAGTTGATTATCTGGCACTTGAGTCCAATCGCATTCAGATAGCTTATAAAACCTTTGCGTTCGTATTTCTAGCCATAATCGCTCTGAGTTTAACTGCCATGATTCATCAATCCAATCATAAAAAACAGAAGGTTTAGGTTCTCTAGTTTGCCACCCATCGTTCCAGTACCACGTTTCAACAACCTCGCGGTCAACAGACTCATGGCTTATGTGTCTAGCCGTATGTTCATTATAAACCTGACCATCAACATACATATCATCAACAGCGGGGCTGATTGTATATGCCACCTCTCCGTTCTGCGCAACCATTGCAACTTTTATCATACAAATTTCCCAACTAAATTAGTTTTAACTTGATCGGCACTTGCAAACCCACCACCACCTTGAACTGTAGCGTATGTCACAACAGATTTAATTTCATCAGTCACATAATCAAACGTATGCATATAGGCAGATGTAATAACTAAACCTGCAAAACCGGCATATGGGTGATAACCTATTCTCATAGCTCCATTCATAAGCCTAAAGCAACCAGATATTGAACTAGGCGAATACACTGCTTGCGACCCTGCGGCTGTATTATCTGATGCAACAAACAAGCATTTGTAATTTTGATTGTTACTACTAAACGCTTCGTCGCCGTTAGACTTGTAAACCTTTAATCCGTACCCAGTGTTAGGTGATGATGGCATTTCAAACGAACGCACAGCGAATTTATAATCAAACGATCTAGTGGCATTAGTATTTAATGGAGTCATTATATAAAAACCAGTTGTATCTGCTAATAGCCAATAAGCATTAAACCCTCCTGATTCTGTTTCTAAACTTGGCTTGGCGAATAACGCCCACGTTGATGGCAAATTAGCAGGAAACGTCACTTTATTATATGTTCCTGTTCCAGTGGATGCGTAGCTTGTAGTTCCAGTACCACTAGCAAATACAGCCAAATTGTCGTATGTGCCATCTATCTGCGTAAACCCACTTTGATTTACAGCCAGAAATCCATAACTCATATTCTGAATACCTGTATGTAGTAAGGCGTACTGCCAGAAGAAGCTGTACTTTCGACAGTTAGCGTGTTCGTGCTTATAGATATGTCAAGATGCCATGAAAAATTGCCTTGTTCGTTAACGCCCCACGTTCCATCGTTGCTTAACCCTGTGACTGTTATGTTAGTTGTAGTTCCTGCCGCTAAATTACCAGAATAGTCAGCTACATAACGAAACTCTCTGTCAGTTGTGTCTAGCCTGACATTACCGCTTGCGTCATATACTTTCAGACCATAAGCCATTACAGATTACCTAGTTTGACGCGCAATGTTGACCCGTCATATATCTTGATGACATCGGAGGCTATTTCCATTCTCGAACCGCTTGCGGCAGATTTAATATTTATCCCCGTACTTGCAGTTCCTGATATATTTACATTAGATACATCAATGGTTCCTGTTTTCAACAGACCGCCATTAATAGTTGTGATTTCGCTACTGTTTGGATCAGCCAGTTCATTGTTTAAACTTGTAAATGTAACCAATCCGTCAAACTGTGTAGATGCAAACGGGGCAGAAAACGTAATTGTCTGTGCGCCTCCAAATGTAGCTTCTGTAATCGTGAAACTACTTGCCCAGAATTTACCATCTGCTCCGTTGATAGTTGGTGGATTCTTTTGCCAGTTTGTACTCAGACCACCGAATGATGCGGTATTATAATTGTACGATGTTGCACTTGGCGTACTAGGCGCGTTTGCACTTGAAACCGTATAGTAAACATAGCCATTATCTGCCCTTGGTGGCGATGCAGGGGCATCTGTAGTTGCATTAACAACACCAGTGAACGCTGACTTATTCCCGCTGTAATCGACAGACTTTAACTTGTAATAGTATGCAGTCGAATCATTAAGCGATCCGTTAACAAAGGATGAAGGCAAACCATAACCACCCGCAACACTGGCTACTGCTGTATATGTGCCGCCTGAACTTGTTGATCTGTGTATCTCTACGTTTGAAAAATCTTTATCTGTCGGGTTAGTCCATGACAAGGTAATCGACCCTTGGCCTCCAGTTGCTGATACCGAACTAGGTACAGCAGGGGCAGTTGAATCTCCCAGTGCTGTTACGTTAGCAGTAACAAATGCACTGCGTACACCAATATCATTAACCGCCCTAACCCTTGTGTAGTAAGTAGCCGCACCGACTGTTGGGCTTATCGTAAATTGCGTACCCTCAACGTCAATGCTGTTCCAGTTGCTATTATCTGTTGACCACTGATATTCATACTTAACAACAAATGCGTCTGCGCTTGCAGTCCATGTAGATACTATCTGGCTAACAGTTGTTCCGTCTAAATTGGTTGCGGCTGATGCAGTTCCTGCGAATGATGTAGGCGCGGCAACTGTGCGACCGTCATACAGATCAATCTCACCGCCTGACAGATAATCTTCTTCATCTGATGAAGTCCAATCATAAATAGCCGATGCCGTTTCTAAAGCATCAACATTTACAATAATTTCTCCAGTAGATGTAAAATCTAAATTGTACCCTACAACCTCAAATACTTTCTGCGACCACCCAAGCTTAGTATTGCTAATCATTATTGTGTCACCCGCCTTAAACTTCAGTGCGGAAAGATTACAAGGTACGGTTATCTGAGTTTGTTGTCTTGACTGCAATAAAATACGCTTGGCTATTCTCTGCGCTCTGACATGATTTGTAGTAAAGGGTAAAGGCAGATCAAGATAAATAGGATCACCATCAGCCGCGCTATAGGTGCTAGATATTACTGGCGGGTAGTCAGATGTAATGTAATTATCATCTTCACTATTAAATACGCCCTTCACGCCATTATAAATTGATCTTCTGCTTTGCTTGGTTTTAACCTGTATAGGCGCAACCATTACAGATTCATCAATCGTAACTGTTGGGGTTACATAAGCTGACGCTGTAATAAAATATTCACCGCCAGAGTGAATCAGCTTGCCCGCCATACTACTCAGCAATGCTTCTATATTGCTCTGTATGGAATTGGCAGTATCCAGTACCCCATCGGCTACAAATCGCGTCTGTGTACCCCCTGCCTGTAAGCTAACAGTTTGATCGCAAATAGTTTGCGCTGTTGATAAGGCGGTGGCGTTAATATTCGCTGATGTTTCTGCAAGCCCATACTTAGAATCTAGCAAATAATCTCTTACGATTAGGGCAGGATTTTGCGACCACGCAGTAGTAGATGTTGACGGGTTATAGACTTTCTTGCCGCGAATCACAGCGGATACATTAGGCAATCCGTTGGCAAATTGCTCTGCATCATATTTCAAGCGAACATACATATACGCTGTATCTAATAGCTTATGTGCGGCAGTCCACTGAGTTGAGGCATTAACTAAGGTGCTGTCGGCTGTTGTTTGCGAACCATCATGCAAACCTAAATACACATACGTTCCCCAACTGCCTACGAAACTGCCGCCATCCCATATCTTTTGATCGTTAAAATAGACTTCTTCATACGCATCTATCTCATGCCCTGCAATGGCAATAACCATATGAAAGTATTCGTTATCAGTGCCAGTGCTATCCATATAAACGATTGATCCACCGACTCTCGCTCTGCCGTAAACAATTTTTCTACTGGATGCAGGTTCTCTGACAGTTGTAGATAATCCGGTCATCTGCTGACCATAATCAACTTTAGGCATTAAGGCGCGAGATACCATTGATAACCCTGCGCCTAATGCAAACGCTCCTGCGGCTAACGTAAAACCTATAGCAAATGTTTGCGCGGCTATCATTGCCCCGCCTACTGCTGTCAATCCTGCTATTGCCGCTACTGCCATTTTACTTTCCTAAAAATTTGGAATAGACGCGCTCTATTAAATCAAAGCCCATGCCTACCATAAGTTTATCAAAGGGAATGTGTACCTTTGTATTTATCATCATCAAAGAAACGCCAGATTCTCGACAATAATCTTCTGCATACTTGATTAATTTGTAACCAGTTGCACCCGCCCTGCTATCAGGCAAAACAAATACAACATCATTAACTGCAAAGTAGTGATCTTGATAATGGATGCTTTTATTGATTATCAAAACAAAGTAACCAACTAACTCACCATCATCCCGCGCAGTAAATATCTTTAATATCCCTGCCGTATATAACCTAGAATATTCTTTCCAATCAGGATTTAATTTTATCTTACCCTGATTTAACGCAACAAGCCGCCAATGTTCTTCAAGTAGCGGCTTTATATCTTCTTTAACATTTAACAGACTTTCATGCTGTATCGTTATCATCTATCTGTAGTCCCTTAATGGGTTACTCCTGCCTCCCGTATTCATAGATGCGGGTGACGGGCGACCCCAAATTATTTCTTTTTCTTGAATCTTAGCTACAAACTCAAACCCTTTATCTGTTGGATGGTCAATCTTTTGATCTTCTGCTGTGTATCTTCTGACTGCTGTTTTCTGAAACGCAATTAGCTTATTTTCCGCGCTAACAGTGATCGTTGACGTTTCACCGGAATCACTAATAGTCATTACATCCATGAAGCCGCTGAATACGATTACAGGGGAAGCTATCAAGTCACCATTTTCATCAAATGCGCCTAGCCTGATTGTTAACGGCCTACCCTGATATGGTTCATCCCTAGCTAATGTTAGTAAGCTTTGCTTAATGCCGCCTAGTGTAATCTGTGCGCCCGTTGCTGTAAGTTCTGTAGACTCCTGCACTGAACCTATGCTTAACAAGTCACCTACACCAATGTAAGTATTAGAATTAAAGGTAAGATCGCCAAGACCAGACCATAGATAAATGCTACCTGATGCAAACTCTAAATCTACCAGATAAATCGGGCGTACAATTTCGGCAGTCGCTACTGCTTGCATTGCTGTTGATAATGTTCTGCTCATTAGATGGCCTCGACAAATGCAAGGCTAAAGCCATACATGGAAGCGATATCTGTTGACCACCCTATATCATTACTGGCTAGTCTCCACAGACTTTTAGGCAATGTAAAATCTAGTGCTGTGCCTGATGCGATTTGACCACGCAAAGGCGGCTGAAACTTTAACGTGCCTGACCCTGATGATTTATCTTCTGTAACCATGTAAAGATAATCGCCTAATTGGAAATACGTTCCCGCTGTTACCGCGCTTGACCCTGCTGTTGTAGTAAGCGTTTCATCACGCGCATCAGATACGCCTGATGTTGTACTTGTTGCTGTACTTGTATGCAGTGGATGGCCGAACGTAAACGTGCCAGAACGCCCTTTTAAGCCCACAATAAATGCCTCAACTGATCGTGCATCTGCATGGCTTAAAGGCGGCAGAGTGACCTCACATTGCCATATTGCGCCTTTGTGATCGAACACTTGCTGATCGTAAGTAAATGGTGATTCAGTTACTGCGACACTACGCTTCAACCGCATAGTAATATTCTGAATACCTACTGATGGAAATGCTAATGGCATTTTATGCTCCTACCAATGCTTTAGAGTACCCACCGCCACGCTGTCTTGCATCTACAACCGCACCTTTCGCGGCACTGGCGATCTGTGGCATAAGTGTAGCAATTTCAGCCCTGACTGTCTGCTGTACGCCAGTTGTCACGTTGATTGTTTGGTTAATCGTAACGCCATCACCACCTAATTTGTGATTAGGGATAATTGAGCCGTTTGCGTTAGGCACAAATATCTCTGGGCCACGCTCACCGACTAATGTTCTTTCGCCTTGAAAAACTGGGCCACCTATCGCGGCAGTGTTGGAATATCCTTGACCCATTCCTAACCCACCGCCTGATGTAGCACCGCTACCAGTTGAACCAGTACCGCCAGTTCCAAAACTACTTGTAATAAGCCCGAATGCCGCATCTACAATATACTTCTGGATCAACATTTTAATCAGGCTATCCACTACGCTCTTTGCCATTGCTTTCATAGCATCAGCGAAATCAGCCGCGCCAGTTATCCCTGCGGCAAGTGAATCAGTCAGGCCATCTAAACCTTGCTTAGTCAGGTTCTGCATATTTTCTTGCATTGAAGGTAGGCTGTCGCTCCATGACTTAAACCCTAAACGTAAATCGCTAATTGACTCTATAGCGGGGATAGTAGAATCTGGAATAACATTTGATACTTGACCAAGGCTATTAACGATATCTTGTATTTGCTTGTTTAAGCCACTGGCAAAATCAACTCGATTCATTTCGCCTAGTTCATCACCCGCCTCAACTGCTTTTTCAAGCAATTCTTGCAACATGACCAATCTTTTTCTGTCGCTTTCCTGCGCTAATTCGTGACTGCGTTTTGCCTTTGCTGTTGAATCTTCTATTTTCTTGTCACGCTCTACCATCGCCTGAGTGATTTCTTCAATCTCAGTACGCAACTGCCTAGCGTTCATTTCGGCTTCATCAGTAAACATTCTTGTCAAAGCATCTTTGCCCCGCAATGCCATGTTATAAACACTAATAAACCCGTTGGCTAAATCTTCAAACGCCTGTAATGCAATCTGTACACCGCCAAGAAGATCAACAGCTATCGCTCTGGCAAAGTTCTCAACTCCACCCTTAGCCTTTATCGACTGCTGTAGAAACGCTGTGAAACGAACAACTATAGCCTCTAGTGCGGGGGCGAATGCGGCTACTACCTGATCGGTAACACCTTTAAATAATCCTGATAACTTTGTAAGCGAATCAACGGTATCTTCTACGCCTTTTGCGGCAGTGCTAGACATGGTTAAACCTAATGCCTTTGCCTCGCCTAGCATTTCTTTCAGGCCATCACCGCCCTGAGATAGTACGTTAACTAAAGCCGCACCTTCGGAGTCAAACAGCTTAAAAGCTAACCGTAGTCGGTCAGATTCAGATTTAACATTTTCGAACGCATTAGCTAGAACAACCATGCGCTTATCTAGTGGCATCCTGTTTAATTCTTGAGCATTAATGCCTAACTCTTTTATAGCACCCTTGGCCTCACCAGTTCCGACTGCCGCTTCTGCGGTTCGCCTAGTGAAACGCTGTAACGCCATATCCATTGTGCGAGTTTCAATACCCGCTATTTCAGCGGCATACCTTAGCCCACCCAGAGCCTCAGTGGTTGTGCCTATCTTGCTTGCGGTTTTTGCTAGTGCGTCTGTAGCCTGTAAGCTACGGGAGATAAGAAGGCCAAACCCTGCCGTACCGACAAGGCCAACAATGGCAGTTTTAGCATTTAGAACAGCACCCGCAACAGCTTTCAATCCTTTGGTTGCAGAGCCAAATCCTGCCTTAGTTTTGTCAAGTGCCTTTATTACTATCTGTACATTGTTAGCCATCGTTCTCGCTCATTATCTGGAAGTAAGCAAGCCACTCATTAAAATGACTAACTGGCATTTGCTCTGCTTCTTCTATCGTGATGTGAAGCCGATCAGCCAAAGAAAGTAGATTAATCCTTGATTGATCGGTTCTTAGTTTCCCATTTGTGACTCTACAGATTCAATCTCTGCAAACATTTGATTCGCAATTTCAGAAATGATGTTTGTTTCTTCACCCATCAAATCCATCCGATCTTCAGCAGATGTAAACAGCTTGTTGCCGCCCTCATCTTCTGCCTTCATGCAAATCAAATCTACCATTGCGCCAACAGTGGTATTGTTTAAGAAGTTGGGGTGCTTCTTCTGGAGTTGATCCAAGTCGTAACAGGTAATTGCCCTGCAATACAATTTAAAGTCTCCAGATTCGTCACCCCACGCAGGAACTAATACTTCTCGCGTTTTTGCTTCTCGTCTGTTGCGTAACTCTTTAGCTAATCCCATGGTTTATTCCCCCTAATTACGCTTGCGCTTCGGTTATCGCACCACTGCACTGGATGGTAAAGCTAGCTTCAACCATTCCATCAAATGCGCCAGAAATGTTACGAGAAGTAACAATACCGCCACCTGAGAAATAAGTTTCACCAGTACCAGTACCAGTAGGATAGATTTCAAAGTCTACATCAGCACGTTCATCTAAGATCAACTGCTGTGCGTCTGCTTCATCCCAGTAGCACTCAATGCTAACGGTGTTAGTTGAAAGACCCTGCTTGTAGGTTCGCGCAGTATCTCCGATTACAGAATCTTCAATAGTGTCTGCTGAACCTTCAAACGTGAAAGAACGTACTTCGCCAACCACGGCAACAGTCGTGCCTGAGACTTGTACTTTAACTACTCCAGATGCGCCTGTTTTAGTCGCCATGATTAATTCCTCAAATTAAAGTTAAATATTCCCGCGAGTGTACTGATACAACACGCGAATTGTAATAATGACCCCACCAATGGGATCAATAGAACCTTCATCTACCTCAACATTGATAACCTGAGTATCTAGGGCATTACCACCGCGATACCGATCAACATCAAGTGCTTCTTCAACGACCTCTATGATTCTGTTTCGGGCTGTGTCTATCAAAGCCCCTTTAACATAGCATATAAGATCATAATTAATTGTCGCCATCCTTTGCGTGACAGAACCGCCAATCGTGCTGTCGTTTCTATCTTCACCCGCGCTACGAACAAGTATAGCGGGGTATTGGGCATTTGATAACTTGGTAAAATCAAATGGCTCTCGCGTTACATAGCTGACTTCTTTGTTCGGGACAACATCCCGCAAAGTATCAACGATATTATCAGCTATCTTTTCTCTTACGCTCATTTCACTGCCCTAAAGAATATCTTACTAAGCTTTCGTTCTTCCTGCCTAGAAAAGCCAAAAAACGGCCTTTTCTTTTCATTCATAGCCGCCTTACGTGAGTTCTCCGCGCCTCTAAAGAATATGACTGCCTTCTCGCTATCTGCCTTAGATGTAATTGATGACATCATCTGGCGTTCAAACTCTAGGTTAGGCAACGTGCCTCTACCTTTCTTGACTCTGTATGCGGCATATTCTTCTGTGTAAGGTTTAAACTTACCATCCTTGTAGCCCATGCCTTTGGATGTTCTTTCCTGAATAATATTAATGCCGCTTTGCGCTGTAATAGATAACGCCTTTCTAATACTGCCAGACACTTCCTGCCCATGCTTTTTAATCTGCATAGACATTTTGTTAGCGTTTGACGTAATAGATAACTTCATCTATCTAGCCACTGGCCTACAGGTTGCTTTTCTTTATCGGTCACAGTGCCATCACCATCAGCATCGTACTCAATGCCATCGCTCAATACTGCTTCTAATTCTTCACCGTATCGGGCTTTATAAAAGTCGATCATGTTACTGAATCTATCGCCATCAACCCAGTTGGTAAGTTGCGGTAGCGCATAACGCCACAGCACTAGGTACGATGAAGCCATAGTGAACTGCGAACCAGTTAGCTTGCTTGCATCCATTTCGCCAGATAGACCCTTTCGCGGCCACCACTTAATGCGTAACTCACGTTCGATGTCAGCCTTGGCCTTTGGGTGTTCTAGAACAAATGACTCTATACCCAGACTTAGAATGTCAGGGACTAGCTTCATTAAATCGGAATCGTTGCTGTACGCCATTACCACTTCACCTTGTCAGCCCAGTATGCTCCAGACATTTTACCTTTAGCTATATTCTTAGCGTGACGCGCTTTAAATGCTCTGCGTTTAGCTTTATCCGCTTCGCTTTCACCTTTGCGCGGGGGCTTGTTGTCTGCGCCTTTCTGACCAAACCTAATTAGCTTGATCTTCTCGCCTTCTTTCGCAAGTACGGCATGGCTTTTAGTTCCATGCTTGGGTGTACGCTTGGGCTTGTTATAACCCGCAAACCTTTCACCGCGATAAGTTATAGCCATAAATACCTCAAGTAAAAGCCCCCTCCGAAAAGGGGGCAATACACTTAGATAGTAGCGTCAGCAGTAATCTTGACACCAAAATCATCATCCAACTCAGCAACACCATATACAGCAGTGGCGTTAAGCTCGAACGCTCGTAAAGATGCGTTGCGCTCTGCTTCAAGGTTGAAGTCGCGCTTGATGGCAATAGCCAATGCTTCAGGGGCAAATACAGCCGCTACAGCATCGCCGTTACCGTCAACAGACAAGTTGGCTGACTCATAGATATCGATACCTGCGATAGTACCAACATAACCATTACGCATTGCTTCGTTCTGCAAGTCGCCACCGTTGGGGTTAGCAAAAGTGTTAGTTAGGTTAGCCTTCAACTGGTAAGCTTGGAACGGATGAACAACAGCCGCCATGCTTCCGGTTACTTTGTTAGAACGCAGAGTTGCCGCCGCTTTAAACAAGTCAGCAACAGTAATCTCCTGCCCTGCCGCGCCTAATGCGCCAGAGAAACCAGAGAACAAAGCAAGCAAGTCAGTGTCCATCTTAGTAGCAATAGCGTTACCTAGCAGAGTACCCATTGCTTCAGCAGGGGAATCAGCACCGTAAGTCGCCATGTCAGTAAGCAATACTTGTGCGCCAACCTCACCGATAGTTACTTCAACTTTAGAAGTAGATACGGTAGTTGAACTGAGATCAGTACCTTCAGCAACGTCAGCGGCTGAGATAGCAGGGTACTTAGGAATCTGGATAGTCTTTCCTGCTTGGTTCTGAATGTTGTACTGAGTAACCAGACCCATCATTAGGGATTGTTCTTCAGCAGTGAATCGCGCTTGTGCGATGATGTTGACAAATAGATCGTCAAGAGTAGTAGAAGTTGTAGCGGCCATTATAGCATCCTCAAAAATATAAAATTAAAATGTGGTTAAGTGGTTACTTTTTCTTCATGGCGGCAAATGCTTCTTTACCACCCTGATCCCAGTTAGCAACCATATCTGCCACAGATTGAGGCTTCTGTGTTGAGCCACCAGTGTTGCCCTGCGATCCTACGCCACCCTGTGACGCTTTGACCATATGCGGGTTAACTGTCAAGAACTCTGTTACAGCCTCATTGACTGACAACAGATCACCGCTATCATTGTATCGCGGGGAACCATTATCGTCTAGCACCTCGACATTGCCATTATCGGCTAGTCTGGTGTTGGCTTTTAGTAACTGAGCCACCTGATTCGGATTAACAGCGTTATTGTTAGATGCCGCTCCCAACAATGCCCCATCAACTAGGGTCTGCTGTAGCTTGCTCTTGTAACTCTGTATCTCCATATCTTTCTTTTCGACTGTTTTCTTCAAGATAGTATCAAACTCGCCTCGCTCTTTTTGTCGCTCAAGTTCTGCCGCTTCTTTCTGCGCCAACAATTCTTTCGCTTCATCAAGATCAATTCCTGATACCTTTTTATCAAACTTGCGTTGCTCTCTTGCAACTCTATCCGCGACAATGCGATCAAGTTCTTCTTGCGTAAACGTCTTACTTACCTGAGTTTCTACTGCCGCAGTTTCAGTCTCTGCTTCTGTTGCCATGATTTCCTCGCTCATGTTACGAACCTCATAAAGAGTATTGGTGAATTACGATTGTATCATAACTGGTTATTTTTTAACCATCTTCTTCTTTTTCTTCTTTTTCGGTGGTCTGCCCACCTTTGAACCGTATGTACCTTTTCCGCTTGGCATGATTAAACCCTCAAATTAAGTTAGTTTGTAGTTCAACAGCTTCATAAAGCCACAAAAAATCATCCTTTTCTTCTTCTGGAACTAGCTCATAGTATCCATCTAACTGCTCAATTATATCGTCAGGTAGTGGACTCTTTTGCGTCAGCTTCACTGCATCTTCAAAAAACTTTGTCATGCGTAGTCTCCTGTTTCAAAATTCCACCCATCAAAAACTTTAATCCTGCCCTTTGATTTAACTATTTCATCCATCAAGGCTAAAAGCTTGGTATCAACTAAATCCTTCCTTCCCATGTTGTATAGGCTAAAGTTTTCTGCCCACCATTCTTCAGGATTAGTTTCTGAGTACCTAGTAGGGAAAAACAAATCTTTACTTTTTGCCCCTTTCTTGCCGTTTGCATAAAACAACTGCCTTAAATACTTTTCTATAGGCGTTGCGTAGTCACCCATCGCGCTTGCTTGTCTCCAATACTCTTGATGCACTGTATGCCCGTACTCATGGAATAAAGTGGATCTAAATTTGTCAGCAGGATCAGAGTGATATTGTTTTGCTGACCACGGCCTATCTGAAATATCACCGCCTCTAACATACGCGCTTGGAGGCTGTACTTCTGATAGCTTTCTATCTTTATCCCATTTCTTTCTAGCTTTGTCAGCGGCTTCTTTTGCGTCTGTTCTCTGAATATTCTTTTGTTGCAACAATCCCCATTCAGGTGATCCCCTGTATGACTGATCGTTTCTGTAATCAGGAAATTTAAGAATAAATGCGTCTAGTGCTGATTGGTATTCTTCTTGTACCTTTTCGTAGTATTCATCAGCTTTATTTAGCTCAAGCCTTGACGCTTTTGTATTTTCTAGTAGCTTATCTCTAGGCACATATGCTTGCTTTGCTATTGGATTCCAGTATGACCCATTAACTGAGAGCATACCGTCACCCATTGCCATTGTTGTCTTTTTGCCGCCAACAGGCACAACACCCCTAATTGGTGGTGTTTTAAACTGCTTGCTCAATCCTTCGATCTCTTTTAATCCGCTATCCAGTAAGCTTAGAGTTTCGCTAGACATTCCCTTATCTGTAATTGTGCCGAATTGATTATTGCCTAGTTTGTCTACATCACTGCCTCGCTTGTAACCATAAGGCCGAAACCTTACAGGGAATCTTGTAGGCGATTCTGAAATGTATCCAGTTGGATCTGACGCTTCAGTAACTCGCTTATTAGCCTTTGATGCAAATGTTGATATTTGCGACAGTGCTACCTTCTTATCTAACAGCTTCGGTGCGCCTGATGGTATTGCCGCTTCTGGCTCTGCTACCGCCTCAACAGTTTCTTCTTCTGTATCAGCTTCTTCATCAAATACTGGCCTGAATCTATGGCCGCAGTTGTAACCGCCTCTAACGATGAAGGGATCTCCTGCCGCCTTACCCGCCCAACTTGTACTCCATAGCTGTTCGATCTTTTCATCATCCATTACCTCGCCTTCATGGTCTTTACAGAACTGGCGTGACGTTTCAATCAGGCTACCCACATACTTCCACTTTTTCGCCCCTGCTTCTTTGCCTATTGATACGTTGATAGCGGCATCAAACTGCATTAGTGAATCGTGTACCTGTTGCTTTGCATACCGCGCCATTTCACCCCCTGCAACTTGCTTGACGGTGTTTACGCTGTCTGCGAATGATCGGCCTGTAAGGGTGTTTTGATAGACTTCTTTGGCTATAGCGTCAGTGTATTCTGCACCTATATCTGCAAACCCTTGAAACTCCAGAGTCTGCAACTGCGTAATTATCTTAGGATCAATTTCTGTGAACTTGCCGTATGTTTTTAGCATACTCTGCGCGTCTGCGGCTACGTTGGGGTATTCCCTGAGAATAGAATCAATCTGAGAAAGGTACTCAGCATCAACTAACTGCCTGATCTCATTACGCGCACTGATAGCCCATTCAAGATCAAACAGGTTGCCATCTTGCAATGGCGCATTAGCCATCAGATCGACAATGCGGTTCTCTAGAGTAACAAGGGACTCTGCCAGACGCTCCTGATGCCTAGCCGCTAACCTTGCTAGATTGTCGCCGTGTTCTATATCGGTTGGCATTAATTGCCCTCGACATCAGATACTTCAAAATTGCCTAGTTGTTGCGGTGCTGACTCAATCTCTGCGTGAGCCTTTGCAAGTTCTTCATCATCAAGAATCAAGTCACTGATCTTCTTGTCGATTTCCATATTCAGGGTTGCAGACTTAACGCCTGTTGCTCGCATCTGCTGTAGGAACTGAAGTTCTTTGTCGTAATCACGCAGATCAAACGCATCAGGATAATAGATTTCTATATCGTTGGTTATGTCTTGCCAATCACAAAACAATCCCCACAGTTGTTCTTCTGCTAATTCCAGTAGATCAGCCTTTTCCGATAGCTTGGCATTAAGCATCTGAAACTCTGTTTGCATCGCCACGCCCGACATTGTTAGAGCCTCAGTGCCGCGAACAGCACCCATATGGCTCATGCGGTTAATAGACTGTATCTTGTCTTGTATTGATGCGCGTACAGCGTCAAGGTTTTGACCGCTAGGTTGCAACTGAAACGGCTTTAATTGTGCATCCATGTCATCAGGCATATTGATGATTGACCCTGCCCCTGCGGTAGCGTCAGTGCCGAATGATTTAACTAATGTCGGATGGTTGCTAATACGGATTAACTGCTCAATCTCTGACAGTTCCTGATAGATTGCTCTCTGCATATATGACGCATCTGCAATATCGCTGATACCAATGCCGCGAACTACTGAACGATTGGCGGGTAGGAATACAGCAGGGATTCTGCCTAATACGTTATCGTCAGTTTCTATCAGCTTGTCTAGGTCATTAGTAGACTTCCACAACTCAACCCTATCCTTGTACCAGACGCGATAAAACGATTCTGTAGTTGTCTGGTCTACGCGAATCACTGATTCTCTAACTTTCAGGTAATCAAGTTCAAACCTACCGCTTGCCGTTCTTTCGTAGTTCCAATCAAGTACGTTTTCGGGGGTGAACATCGTGACGTAAGGGCGAATGTCTTGCTCTAATTCTTCTGCCTTAGTGCCTACGTTAGACTTTGGCTTATCCATCATTATCCAGACATGGCCGTAAACGCTAGACCAAATCTGACATTCACGCATAAACGCATTAAAGCTACGCCCATCTAGATCAGCATCTTTTAGAAACGGCTCAAGTGATACGTTATTCTGTAGACTGTTATAGGCTCTGGTTGGCGGTACTCGCCATAGGAAACTGCTGTAAATGTGGACAATGTTTTTACAGTGATTGTCCATTGGAGTCAGATCAATCCTGCGATCATAATCTTCTTTAGTTTCAGAAATATAGCGGGTTAGGTATTGCCCGTCTTGATATGCCTGACCGCCCATGTAAGAGCGAACATAAAACTCCCACTTAGCTTCATTGGAATCATATTCGGGGTGCGTTGTATCTGTATTCAATCTCATCAAGTCCACCTAGTAGGTTGGGGTGCATCGTATTCTGTGCGAACAGGGAACAAGTATTCGACCAAATAACCAAGGGCATCGTTCATATGATCGTAGCCATCTTCTTTATTCGGTACGCTTGTGCCTTCTTTGTACGTTTGCCTCTCCAGAGACTTAATCATTTGTCTGCATTTCGGGCTAATGTACAAATGCCGCTCACCATCTGCTGACAGTAAACGACTATTAACAGCATTAATTCTATCCCTGACTAATGCGTGACTCTTTTTCGCCTTAACGCTAAACCCTGCGTTCTGTAAGATCGACAAATCTGTACGACCGCCTGCGCTTGTCTTGCGCTGTCTTGATGCGGGATCAGGAAACACTATTATATTGCGTGTTGGATAGCGTTGCTTTAACTCTGCCACCATTTCATCCGTATTTGATCCGTACATGACAATCTCGTCAACTGCGTACAGCGTCCCGCCTCTACGTACACAGATCACGGCTGACATCGGATCAAGGTTAAAATCCATACCCACTAGGATTGTACCAGAATCATCAGCAATGTCACAAACAGAGTGTTCGCGGCTAAAACCATAATATATTAGCCCCGCATAGGTAACGAACTGAGCGCAGTATTCCTGATTGAACGTGCGCTCGTCTAAATCTAGTCTTGCCGCATCAACCTCTGCTTGCGGTACGTTGCCGCCCTCTAGCGTTGTATATTGAAATGACTCCCAATCTCCCGCGCTGTTGATCCCAGATGCCCAGAGATCATAGAAGTGATTACGGCCTTTAGGCGTACCAATAAATAACGCTGATCCCTGCCTGTCTGATAGCGATGGCCGTATTACCTCGAACCACGCTTCTGGCCGCATATCAGCAAATTCATCTAACACAACAAAGTCTAACGCCCTGCCCCTCAGATTGTTTGGCTTCTCTGCTCCCTTTAGGGCAATCGTTGATCCGTTAATCAGTTTGATGGTTAATGCTGTTTCGTTGGTTTTCTGGATGTATTCTTCTGGAATCGTTGCGATCAGCATATTCCAACAAATCTCTTTTGCAGAGTTATATGTTGGTGCTAAGTACCAGACGTTGCGATTGTTGCCGCTGATTGCCGCCCTTAGAATCTCACCAGTAGATAAGAACGTCTTACCGAATCGCCTTCCTGCCACCACTGATCTGAATCTAGCGGGGCTTGTGAATATCTCACTCTGCGGCTTTGTTAATTGCATCTTTATCCACAATTATTTGGATTGGTGGAATCTCTTTTACTGGCTCAACATATTGATCGCCCCATGACTCTCTATCTCTAGTCTTTAGATAAAAGATCATACAGGTGTTGTCACCATCAACTGCCTTTTCAAACAGTTTGTTGGTTACTTGATTAATACCTTCACTGCGACCCCTTTTTATAGCCTCAAGAAACTCAGGAAACTCTTTCTGACGCTCGTATACGGTTGCATCAGACACGCCTAAACAATCGGCTATCTGCTTAACTGTAAGCCCCCTAGAGGCCATTTCTCGCGCCTTACGACACGCCAGTTCGTCAGGTATCCATTTCGGTCTGCCTGTTGTCATACTTCAGTCCCAAATACTTCATCTGCTGTAAGCGTTGGTTCTTCTGGCACTTGCTCTGCAATGCAATCTTCTACAGCTTCATTTACAGACTGCGACCAGTCAGCTAACGCCTCGCGTATTGTGTGGCGTTGGACGTCTGTTTCCACAAGTGAATCCATGATGGCATCGAACTGCGCCAGATGATCTTCTAGCTCAAAAAACAAGCATTCATCTATCAACTGAGTGACTTTGATTGTATCCATGACATACCCCAAAAGTAAGTGGATTGGGGCATTGTACTGACTTTTGTACTTAAATGTAAACTATCGCAGATCGTCTGCGGCTACTGCGGTTAGTGAGATTAGGGTGAATATGATGATGTAAAGCACTGATGCCTCCTAGTTAGTTAGGGCGGCATTATAGATAGTTATGGATATATCAGGAAATGCTATAAATATATGGAAGTTATGCTAATCAGTAATAGCCCGTTACACGCTCCGTCAGTGGGCAAGTCTGCGTCAAAAGGTTAAGGGGAACCTTGGCGTAGGGGAGAAATCAAAACACTATTATCGCTATCAAGGCGACCACTGCAACTAACACTGCTTGGCCGTTGCTGATGTTACATGGCTTCTTGTGCCACGCCCTTACATCCTGCGCCTCATCAATTAACTTGTCGGCAAGCTTGTGCGCTTCCCTGATTGCCTTTTCAATATCGCTCATTTTACTGCCCTCTACTGTAGCCTTCAAATGGTTCAGGCTGTACGTTGTTAATTACATCCCACGCTTCTTGCACCATTTCTCTGAGTCGATCTTCTAGGTACAAGTAAACATCATTGCGAATTAAGTTAGTAACAGAGTTAACGGAATCAGAACCAACGTAAAGCTTTTCAATAAACTCTTGTTGGTTGGCAATTACGGGGGGGACTATGTCATCCCACCAACTAGGCATATTCTTCAAGAATGCAAAACATAAGCAATCTTTTTTGTAGTCGGACAGATCAATTATATCACCACCCCACTCTACTACTGGCCTATTATCAAACTCATTAATAAAGCCATGAACCAACTCTTTTATTACACTTTCCGCATCTTTCATAGACATATTAGCAAACCCCGTATTTGACACAATCAGTATATTCAATATGTGAAGCTAGACTCCACAGTAAAAACAACAGTATTGCCGCGACTGTTGCTTGGCGGCTTTCTGCGCGTTTCTTACGCTCGATTTTTGCGGCTTCTTGGCCGACTTTATAAGGATGGTTAATCATTACGCTACCTCCCTGGACACATTAATGTTTACTTTTTCCAACTCACTAATGCGATCTTCTATATCAAACATCATTGCGCGTAACTGAGCAATGTCTCCTGCCCAAAACTCACAGCTTTCTTGCAGTCTTTCTATGTTCTCCTTGTGCTTGCAATCAACTAGCTGATCGACACGGCTGTGAAAATACATTCTTGCCCCTTCAAGCTCAATTGCTAACTCATCATATCGAGTTTGAAGTTGGTCTTTGCAATCCCAAAAATCTTTTTCATTTTCCATCTTTAATTCCCCTTGGTTAATTGCCCCCCGTAGGGGGCGGTTAAGTTAGCTGTTGTAAAACTCAGCGATTTTTGAAAAATCCCAACCCTTCATGTTTGGGCAACCTTTGGCAGTCCAGAATCTATAATCCTTGCCTACCACGGCCATGCACTTGTTGAACGCTGTGCGTCTGCCATCTAAGTACCAATCGCATCGTTCCCACTGTGTACCGAACTCATTCTCACAATCCCAGAATTGAGTCCATACATGGTTGTTAGTGCGGAAGCCGTTATCTTTCACAGCCTTGACCATTTTAATTTCTTCTTCAAGCATCAACTGAGTAGCTGATTTTTCTTTAACGCCAATCTCAGCCGATTTGATTTGATCGCGCAGATCAAGAACCTTGTACAAGTCGCTGATCGCTTTTTGGTTGTGGCTGTTGTACTGAGCAAAAAACTCAATATGCTCAACCTTGAAGTGGTGCAACTGCTTGCAAATAATGTTGAAAGAATCTTCGATGCGCTCCCCTGTAGATCGCTCTACATCCCATACAGCATTTTTAAGAACATCTTTAACTTTATCAAAAACGCAAGACAAGCTGTACATAGTATCTTTCTTGCCTGATTTAGACGTGAACCCCTGCGCCAGTGCTGATTGCACTTCTTGAATACGCTGATCTATTGATTTAATTGGCATATCTGTATTTCCTTTATTAATTGATTGAGGTGTAACTATAGGCCAAATACACAGTATAGTCAACGGTTTTGTTAACTATTTTATATACTAGAATATATATTATTTTGGAATAAGAACGACTCTGCTTATAACTTTTTCGTATATGGAACGAAAATTTTTTTTCATTTTACTGCGCTATATCTCACCTATGCGCCATTCTTCTTCTTTGATTTGCTCTTTTAAGTCTCTGGCGAACTGTATTACTTCTTCTCTGTTGAACTTAGGCGATGCCCTCCATGCCAAGCGTTCCATAGCCTTGACCCTGCGCTCGCCATAGGTATCAACCATGTACTGCCTGTATCTCAAAACGTAGTGCGCTTGCTTCATGCCCCACAGATTACAGCTAGGGCATTGTGGATGGATATTTTCTTCAAACAACTTAAAGATAGTTCTCCCTCTAGGGATGAAGTGACCGCCTTGCATATTTTTATAATGGTCTACCTTTTCGCAAGTAACGCACTGGCAGTACCCGTTATCATCTGATGCTTTTAGCCTGACTAGCCGCTGTAACAGCTTGGCCGCTTTTTCAACTTCCTGCGCTACGGTAGATTTCTTCTTCTTTGCCACTTATCTCTCCTTGAATTAGAAAATCGCAATACTCTTTAATCTTGCGTAAATCTTCAACCCCACCCTTTTCCCGCCATCGGGTAATGTACTTAACAATATTGCCCTCGCAGAAAGGCAAGTCGTTAGCCATGATGTACTGTATCGGTTGAATCTTCTTGTTGGCGTAGTGATCGCCCCCTACTTGTTTCCGGTAGATTTCCATTAATGAACCTTTTTATTAGTGACAATAACTTCGTCAGGTTGATGAAGATCGCAAGTGTGACATAGGCCATAAGAATCCCCGTCAGCAGAAACCCAATACTGCAAAGGGCTACCGCAATCATCACAATATAAGCGAACCAGTTTGATACCGTTTTCAGGAAATTTAACAACATTGCTCATCATCCAACCTTTATTTTAACCCGTGAATCTTCACCGCTATCTTTATGGTAGACAACAGCACTCATTGATCTCTCTGATCCAAATCCCGAATCTGAATGCCATTGGTCTGTAGAAGTTAGTGACCCCCACGCAGAAAATAGCATACTTCCATATTCGCGCTCGACATGGTGGTGAATATGCCCCATATGGCAATAGCGGTTTTTACTCTGCGCCCATTCATCATCAAGATTTTTAATGACCGCTTGCAGAATCTGCTCTGGCTTTATTCTATCACCATGATGGAATACAAACAGATTGTTGTGCCATTGATAATGTATAAACTTGGAGTAATTAGGCAGTACGCTTACCCGCTTTTCATCACTGTACAGCAGATCAATGCAACTGGATAGATGACACGCCATGTCAGAGTCATGGTTGCCGCGCACGTTAATCACAACCACCTCCTTATGGCTCTCTAGCATCTTATCAATAAGAATCTGAAATAACCGACCCGCCAGTTTGAACGTCTTGCCTATACGGGTATCTACATCAACCCTAGTTCCTGCTGTTGTTTCGTTCTTGCTTGAATCGGCATGAAAGAAGTCGCCTACGTTAAGCAAAACACCAATCTCTGCATCGCCTACTCGCTTGGATAATCTTTCAGTTGCATCTATTAGAATTTGGGTGGCTATCTTTACATCCCAGTCATCGTCATCCATTTTAGTTTCAGAATCAGCCAACATTCCGAAATGGTGGTCACCTACCATATACATCGCTAGATAGTCAGAATTTACCTTTGCAGGGGCTTTTACAGCCTTTTTTAATCCCTTTAGCTCATCAGTAAGGCCATCAACTACAGCCTCTACTTTTGCCCTTATATCGCGCTTTTCTGGCTCTTGAATAACCCACTGTAGGGCGACTGATCCATCATCTTTGTATGCGGTAGATATTCGCTTGGCTTCAAATCCTTCTGCGGTCTGGTGAACCAAATCTCTGTGCGGTGATACGCCCTGACTTGCCGCCTTCTTTTCTAACCTAGCAAGCATCTTGTCAACAACTCGCCTACCGCAACCCAGATACTTGGCCGCCTTATTTGCTGACCCTTCCCTAATGACCGCATCTAATACTTCGTGATGCCTATCTGTAGTTGCAAAATCTTTCAGCACTCTAGGATCAATCTTATCCATTTACTGCTCCTGTTGGTTTTGTAACCTCGCGTATTCCGAATCATGCGGCACTTTTAGCAATACCCCGTTATCTCTTGCCCAATGATACACGTTATCCATAAAGTACACCATTTCGCCTTTCGTTAGCTTAGACGATGATTTTACTTGCCCTTCGATAACTGTCTTGCCAACCTTAACGTCATAAGTGCCTAGAAACCTTTGCTTTAGCATCAGCTTCATATTTTCTTTGGTTGCGGTGGGTACTTTTTTTATGAATTCTTTCGATAGCTCAGAACACCAAACATGGAACAGCGCGTTCTGGCTTAGTGATCGGCCATCATCATACTTTTCTAACTTGATGCAGAGCGGCACAGTGTAGTCCCACTCTTGTATCCGTTTCATCAAGAAAGGTAATGCAGATTCACCATCTTTCTGGTTGTTAATTTTCACAAAATCCCCCTGCGTCAAAATTTAACTTTTAGCCACTTACCCATCATTTTCTCTGACTTCGTTTCTAACCTTGGTTGGTTTAAAACACGCAGTCGGCTCTCTCTGCAAAAACCTTTGTATTTCTTTACCTTTTCGCTAGTGGCTATAAAGTCAGCAATAGAAAGTAAATGCCTTGGGGTGCAAAACTGCTCACCCTGTAAACGCCCTTTCATGGTTGACGCGCCAACTCCACGCCCATCAAGGCAACTGGTGTACGTGTACGCGCTGTACTGCCTGTACGTGTACACTTCACCATCTTGGAAGTAAGGATGCTCACCCTTAAAGGGAATTAGATTCGGCCTGTATTTGTTAGCCATTGATAAGCCCCCCGTCATAAAAGAATCCGCGAGTCTCCAGATAATACTTTTTCATCATTTCGTAATCATCACCGTCTAGCCACGAAATATCTGTGAGTTGCATATCAATGGATTTGTTGCGAATAGAATTGCTTTTTGTCTTTGACTTAGCTTGTGGCGAACCACCTTTATCCTGCGCTCTTGCTAACCATGAATTAACAAATCGCTTTATACCCTTGGCAGTTTTGCGCCTAGTTGGGTTAGCGTCTAGCCATGACTCCATAGCGGCCAGTTCCTGATGCACATTAATAGCAGGGTATGCTCTCTGCCATGCAATGATGTCACTTTCTTCTGGTTGCCAATCTTCTTTAGTATTCAATAACATTTAGTTCACCATTGATGGAGTTGCATCCATCCCAGTTGCAGGTTTAGATAAACTTTTTTGCTCTCTAATGCGAAAAAAGCCAGAGTGTTCAGGGTACATCCCCATAAACCACCTAGCGTAAAAAGGCGTAATGTTGTTGTTGATCTTAAACTCAAAAACACCATCACCACCACCATCCATTTCCCACCTGATTCTTTCCATGATGCTGTATACAGAATAATTTTTGTAGCCTTTCTTCATTCTGTCAAACGTAAACAAAACAAACTTTTCCCAAACTTCAGGGTGGTCATTGTGAAACCTTTCAGCCTGTTCTTTTAATTCATCAAGTCTAGTTTTCATTGCACTGCCTCCTGTTCTAACAATATAGAAATAATTTTTGTCATTGAAGAATAATCAATATCACAGTAACGGCCACCTATTGTTACCCTAGTGCCTTCGCTTTCAAAAATATCGCACTCATTCTCAAAAAGCATAAAACCATCATCGCCATCAGTGTATACAACACCCGTGTTTCCATTATGGTCAACGTATTCAATGAATGTAGATTTAAACTGTTGAGTCCAGTTGATGAATTCTTGTTCATTCATGCCAACAAGATCAGCAACCTCCTTATGACTTATATTCATTCTCTTTACTCCTATGGTTCGGCAAGCCTCACCAAGTTAATTAATAAATTATTTTTGTTTATACTTTGTTTAAACTTTCTTCAAGATGATCCAACCCTTTACACCTAACAAAGCATAATTTACAAATCTAAGGGCTTACAGCGACTTAGTGACTTAATCGTATTCGTATTTAGAATCAGTAGCAGTTCCGTTGCCCTTGCGCCTAGACGCATTAATCGTTGTTTTTTGTTCAGCAGTCAAACTAAACAAAAGGTGCTGATAGAGGGGTCACTCTCGATATTGGGTTACAAATTCCCAATCCAAACACCCGAATACTTTTTAAACCTTAAAATATTAAACCTACAAAGTAAACTTAAAAGTCTACTTATAACTAAATGTTATAAAATCCTGAATGCTTATATCCAAAGCCAAGCATATTAATTGCATGGTATGTAGCTTCATATTGGCATTGGATCGCCACCTTAATACCTGTTGAGGCGATGTTCCAGTAATCTTTGCCAGTTGCCTACTGTTTACAGATTTGGCCTTCTGTGCTGTTTTTAGGCAGTCTCCTGCGTGTATCTTTTCCATCTTTTATTATCCTATGCTATATTAATCGGGTGAGTTCCCCCGACTCACAACCTCCTATGGTTTGCCCCCCGAAAGGGGGGCTTTTTTACCCTAGAAAGGAACGTCATCATCACCTAACTGGTCAACACCAATTCCTGCTTTTTCAACTACATTTGCAGATTGGTCATCAATCCAGAACACCTTAGAATTGCCAACAAAATCTAACTGCGTATTTTCTTTTGTCTCGCCTTCTTTTAAGGCCATCTTGATGCCGCCACTGTTGCCGTACTGGTCTTTTTCGTGAACATCAACGAATACGGTTAGATCAGCATAAGTGCCGTTTTTACCCGTGACGAAACGCGATTTATCCAACTTGCTTAAATTAATGTTTAATCCGATTCCTACTTTCATTTTAGTAACTCCACTTGGTTTAAAATTTGAGCCACAGCGTTGTCAACTTCTGCGGCTAGTTTTGCGATATATTTGTCATCGCGCTCAACCCGCACAATAACGTGCGGCATTTCAGGATGGTAAGCAAAGAAGTCCCACCACCCCCGTCTGGTAATCCACATACAACCTTGGATTTGTTGCCAGTATTTCTTAACGCCTACTTGCGGATCGCGTAGGTAGCTGACCATTGTTCTAGGGGCAGGGCATTTTATCTCTAAGCCGCCCTTGTCCAGTATCAACCCATCTGGAGAACAGCCAAACTGGAAGCTAGTATCAAGAATGAATCCAGTTTCAATAACCTCATTGCCAGAAATAAACTCATATGACTCTCTGGCTTCTGGTTCTAATGCTGTGCCTCTCTCCATCCATTCGGTGACGTGAAACGGTTCAGATTTACCCGTAAGGCGTTCTGCGATTAGCTCATTGATATACCCATCAGCAGATGACGATGGCTTCCCAGTTTGCGTAATTAGCTTATTAAACATACTGGCAGATGGCTTACCCAATCGTGCGGCAAGCCATTCTGGTGAACCCTGATCGTGGTCTAGGATAATCACTTCTTAGCCTCTAGTGCCGCAACAGCGCGACCATAGTGAACATCTAGAATCTGATCTACCGACTTAACCTTCAGCCACTTGCAAAACTTATCTTTGTCGCTTCCAGTTTCTGCCAGTAAATCATCAATCACTGTTACCTGATAGGCGGTAATTACCTTCTTATCATCGCCCCGTAGCATTGCAGATTCAGCATCATCATCTGCCGTAGGTATTCCTGCGATAGATTGCAAAGCGTACCGTCTTGCGTACGTTATGGCTGACCCTGACGCTTGCGGATCTTTCTTAACAGTCGGCAGGGTGTATTCCATTTCTAGCCATTGACCAGAAACGTGCATCAGGCGGGTAGATACACCGACACCATTTTCATTGCTTACAGGGAATTGCGTATAGCTTAAACCATTATCAGCAAAGGGTTGCTTGATGGCCTTAATTACTGACGTTAGATCAGCGTAGCTAGATTTAAAGAAAGGGTTGGCACTGTCTTTAACAGCACCCCCCATTTGAGATTGGGCATTGCAGAGTGCATTTGCCAGTTCATTGATTGCATCACTTGACTTCATTGTTTCGGCCTCCTATAGCCTGTTCTTTTGCGTACTGCTCACCATAACCAACATAGTAAGCATCTGATTGCCCTTCTAGGGCAGGATAACCTACAACGCAGTCGTACTCACCGCGCTCCAGATCGTTTAGATCATTGATTCCCATATTGCCTCCTACAGCAAATGCCCCCTCGCGGGGGCGGTTAAATTACTTGGCAAAAACTTCTCTATTTCTTTTTTGCAACTCTTTGTATGCTTTGAAGTAATCTCTGCGTTCTGCGCGATCCCACGCTAATCGCAATAACACTTGCTTTTTTTCCTGTTCAGGAAGTTGTGACTGCTCAACAATTTTTATTTTTTTATCCATATCCATAAAGGTAGGATTGTTGTCTAAAAACTCTTTAACTTCTTTCATGGTAAGTGTTGTCATTTTGTTTCGCCTTTATTAATTGATTGAAGTTAGATACTAGGCTATCTCAACCCTATTGTCAACACTTCTGTTTATTAATAGGCAAAAAAAAGCCCCTGTTAAGGGGCAAAGGATTGCAGGGGAGATTTGTTAGATGGTAGTACCCAGTTCGAATTTACTGGTTCTGCCCCAGTGGTTTGTATATTCAAACATCCACTTACCATCGGTGAACTCTAAAAGACAAGGCGACTCCCATTCTTCACAGACCACCTTGTCATCATCTTGTATTGACCAATCTAGAATATATTCTGCCCAGTAGTCATCGCGCTTTGTAATGATTTTATCAAGCGTAGGAATACCGTTCTCTAGGATTCTTTTAACGCAAGCGTCAGAAAGGTTTTCCATAACGTATGTATTACCGCCCTTGAACTTCCAGTATTGCGGACATTCGCCATCACCCAACCAAGTGTGCGCCCCGTAGTTTTCTTGCAACTGAGTATTGATTACTAATTTAGCCATTTTTATTTCCCCTTAGTTGCCCCCTCGCGGGGGCGGTTAGATTATTTGCCTAATGCTTCAAAAAACTCTTTTAAATATTTCTTACTTACTTCTCTGTCGAAAACTCTGCTTGCGATCTCTGCCTTGCACTCTGCAATCTCAGCTTCACGGCCTGCGATCAAAGTAGGCACATATTTGATGTAGCTTTCAAAATACGCCTTCTTTTCATTTGAATAGCCCCTGCCGTTGTGCAAGGTAAGATTGCGGTTGTAACGCTTCGCGGTAGATTCAATTCTTTTGATTGCATCTTTAGCATTCTGAATAGCGTTCTCAAGAACCTCGATTGAATACTCACTGTAGTTAAAGTCTGTCATACGTTTATTACCTTTTTTGATTGATTGAGGTGCTACAGTACACCCTCTCAAAGGCAGAGTCAACACTTTTGTTAATTAATATGTAAAAAAAAGCCCCGCGACAGGCAGGGCGATTCGTTATATGTTCTATGTGGAACTAATACGACCAGATAGCAGGGGTAGGGAATCCATCTTCTTCAGTACACGCATCTAGGTGAATAAATCTGCCGCCACCTTTCTGCTGTATACCGATGCGCTTAATACCATGCTTCTGAGCTACCCTAATGATCTCTAACGCCTTTTCTCCGTTAGCTAGTATATCGACCGCCTTACCAGTGGTATGCGCTCCTAGCTTGTTTTTACGCGCTTCTATGGGGTG